GACGTAGCGTTGATGGCTTATTGCTTAATATATAAAGCCTTAGATTCTGATGGAGAAAAAGTTTTTGATCTATCAGACAAGCACACTATGATGCATGGTGTGGATAAAGATGTTCTTGCAAGGGTTGCATTAGAAATTATGTCAACTCCAAGCGTAGAAGAACAGGCAAAAAAGTAACAGAGGATAAGGACTTATTTGCCAGATACTATCTTGCTGAAATGTTGCACTGCACATTACAGGAGTTAGAGGAAAAGATGACCTTATCCGAATTTACAGGATGGATGGCATACTTGGAAGAAAAGAATAGGCAAATAAAAAATGGCAACTGATTATAAATTAAGAGTTAAAGCATCGGATCAAACTAAGGGTGCATTTAATTCTGTAAATAAGAATATTAACAGTACACAGTCAGCTATGAAAAAATTAGCTGGTGCTTTTGCTGGTGTTTTTGCTGTTAGGCAGCTTGTTCAATTTGGAAAAGAGTCTTTAGAGGTTGCAGATGCTATTGCTAAAACTGCTGATTCAATTGGTGTAAGTGTAGAGTTTTTGCAAAGATATCAATTTGTTGCACAGCAAGCAGGTCTAAGCACAGAAGAATTTAACAAGTCTATGACAGTATTTGCCAAAATGACTGGCGAAGCTGCAACTGGAGTGGGCGAAGCAAAAATGGCTTTAGAAGCTCTTGGTGTTTCATTAACTCGATCAGATGGAAAAATGAAAACCACTGAAGAGCTATTTTTAGATTTCTTTAGAGCCACAGATAGCGTTGCAGAAGCAAATAAAAAAGCAGCATATTTTTCAGATGTTTTTGGTAGGGCTGGTGTTAAAAACACAGTTATGGCTAAAGAAGGAACTGCTGCAATGCAAGATATGGCTGAAGCAGCCACTGGTATATTTAGTGAAGAAAGTATTAGAAATGCTGAGAAGTTTAATGACACCATGAACAAATTAAATAGGCAGGTTCTTACCCCAATAAGAGATAAATTTATTGGTATTTTAGGAATGACTTTGGAGCTTGCTGAAAAAGTTGGGGTATTAGATTTTGAAGTAACAACCAAAAACCTAACTGAGCTTCGAGTCAAGATGGGGCAGCTATCAACTGACATGGCTGAAATCATGCAACAGATGAATCAACCAAATGCGAATATTGAGATGTTAAGTATGCAACTCAAAGAACTTATGGATTTAAGTAGCAGGGTTGGTAAAAGAATAAGAGCTTTAATGAATCAGGGTGAAGATGGCGAACAAAATGCAGTTCAAGCTGCTTTAGATGGTTACATAAGTTCTTTAGGAACAATAGAGGAAAGACTGGGCAAGGCTGCAACCACATCAATGAAAAAATTTGAAGATTCAATTATAAACACCTTAAAAACAGGAAAGTCTGGCTTTAAGGATTTTGCTGATTATGTGGTTGAACAACTTTTAAGAATTGCTATACAAGAAATGATAATCAGCCCACTCAAAGGTACATTCTCATCATTCTTCTCAAAGTTTAGCTTTGATGGTGGTGGCTACACAGGTATGGGAAATAGGTCTGGCGGTGTAGATGGCAAAGGTGGATTCCCAGCCATTCTTCATCCAAACGAAACTGTTATTGACCACAACAAAGGTCAATCAATGGGCAACTCACCTACAGTCAACTTCAACATATCAACAGTTGATTCTGCTGGCTTTGATCAGTTACTAGCATCAAGAAAAGGAATGATTACTTCTATCATCAATCAAGCGATGAATAGCAGAGGAAAAATGGGTGTAGTATGAGTGGTGCATTTCCTACAAGTCCTAAGTTTAGGACATTAAATTTTCAAAACAATAGACCAACATTAATGAATCAGTCTATCTCTGGTAGACGAGCGGTAAGGCAAATAGGCTCACAATATTTTACATTTAGTGTTTCAATGCCACCATTAGATCAAGACGATGCAATGGATGTCTTTGCATTTCTGCAAAAACAAAAGGGTGGATTTGAAACCTTTACAATACAACTACCAACACAAAACAGAGGAGCTGACAAAACAAATACTTCAGTTAAGGTTGTTGGTGCTCACAATACTACCGATTCAACAATTTCATTAGATGGCTTTACAGCAAGTACGTCAGGCGTTCTTAAAGCAGGCGATCTAATTAAGTTTAACGGTCACAGCAAAGTTTATATGGTTCAAGCAGATATAGATTCTGATGGAAGCGGGGCTGCAACCGTTCTCATAGAGCCAAATCTAGTTACAACTCTTGCTGACAATGAGGTAGTAACCATGAATCAACCAAGCTTTAGGGTTTATCTTCCAAGCGAAGAAATACTGTATGCCACTGATCCTTCAGGTTTCTATACTATTTCATTTGATGTAAGGGAAGTAATTAGCTAATGCCAAGATCAATTTCATCAGGATTACAAACTCAAATTGCTAACGATGCCAATAAAATAGCATTTTTAATTGAGTTTAATTTCTCTACTCCATTAAGAGTTACAGATTACTATGCCGATGTAACGTATGAGTCAAATTCCTATCAAGCTGGTGGTAATTTTGTAAGCATAGAGCCTAGTAATGAAACAGGAGAAGCCAAGTCTGAAGAAATAGTTATTACCATGTCTAATATAACCTCTAGCGTTAGAGGTTTGATAGAAGATGGCAACTACACAGATAAAACAGTAAATATCTATATTGCTTTTTTTGATACAAACGAAAGTCTAGTTGATGCTACAACCTTTTTTTCTGGAATAATTAATAACGCAACTGTGATTGAATCATCTGGTGATTCTACTGTTTCTATATCGGTTGCTAATCATTGGGCAAATTGGAATTTAAAAAAAGGCAGGCATTTTTCTGATGAGTCTCAACAGAATATTTATTCTGGAGATAAAGGGTTGGAATATGCAGATCAGACTAAAGAAGATATTCGCTGGGGGTCTGATTAATGGCTTTTATGATTCCAGCTTTTTTAAGCAAGCCACTAGCTTTTATTTCAGCTAACTGGGCAAAAATTAAACTAGCTGCAACAGTTATAACTATTGGCGTTGGGGTTAAGGGTTTCATGGAAGCCAAAGCCTTGATGGCAAAAGGTCAAGATATTCTTGGTCAGAAAACTGCTCAAGGTGGAAAGATACCAGTTATTTATGGAAGGCGTAGGGTTGGAAGCACAGTTGCCTTTATGCACACAGCAGACAACAGATCAAAAGACTTATTTGTGGTGTATGCACTTTCTGTTGGCGAGATAGATCAAATAGAATTAGATACTATTGAAATTAATGGCGTTAACATTAAAGACTCAAAAGTTTTTAGGCAAGGCTACTATGCTGGCTCAGATAAGATTGCATCTGGTGCTGGTTCTTTGTGCACAGCAACACAGATAGGAGATGTAAATACAGTAAATGCTGGTACATCAGGAACTGATCCCACAAAAAGATATAGAATGGTTTTCAATGCCCATCATGGAGCTGATGATCAAACGGTAGACCCAATGCTTAATGCTTCAGTAGCTACTCAATGGACTGCCAATCATAGGATGCGTGGTATTGCATATTTAGCTTGTAGCTTTGAGTATGATAGCAGGGGAATGTTCTCCTCAATTCCGCAAGTAACGGTAGTTTGTAGAGGTAAAAAATTATACGACCCTAGAAAAGATGGTTCTATTTCAGGCGGTACTGGCAGCCATAGATATGATACACCAAGCACTTTTGAATGGTCAGATAACGCAACCTTATGCCTGCTGGATTATATGAGGGACAACGAATATGGAAAAGGATTGGCTGAGTCAGATATTAATTTGCAAACATTTCAATCTGCTGCGACCACAGCAGAAGCATTAAAAGATACCCCAGACTATGATGGCTCTTATGCATCTGCCACTTTTAGCGGTACAAGTGGAACTAGTTTTTTAAATGTAGATGCAAATACATGGGATACTTTAAAGGTTGGTGGAAATTTAAGCGTTAAAGATCAAAGTGGCAATGTTCAGTTTGAAGATAATGTAATAGTAGATGCAAATAGATATCAGCCCTATGATACAACCGCCATATATCAAGCTATATTAAAAAACCCATTAACTTCTACTTATTCTGATGAAGCTGGACAAGCACTAGTAAAGGTTGAAAGATTTCACTGCAATGGAGTTATAGATTCTAATAAAAATATTTTAGAAAACACTCAAGAGCTCTTATCTAATATGAGGGGCATCTTAAATTATATCGATGGAAAATATGAGGTAACTTTAGAAGATACAGGTTCATCATCTTTTACTGTTACTGAGGATCATATTATTGGTGAATCTGGAATCACAATTAATTATGAAGATAAAGCTCAAAAAGCAAATAAGGTAGTTGTTCAATTCTTTAATGCTTTAAAGAAGTATGAGATGGATACAGCTACAGTTTTACATGATGCCAGTCCAAACTTCACCTCTGATGATGGTGGAGAAGAATTAGAGTTGGTAATAGATTTTCCACATATTGTAAATAAATATGTTGCTTACAATATGGGCAAAGCTATATTAGGAAGATCAAGAAATCAAATGACTATTTCTTTTACTGCTGTACCAGAGCTTTACAAAGTCAAGGTCGGAGATATTATTACAGTTGCTTATTCTCCAGTAGGATTTACAGGAAAATTATTTAGAGTTGAAGCAATGGCATTGCAGCCAAATGGCTTAGTTGCAGTTCAAGCTGTTGAGTATTTAGACATTTATACTTGGCAAGCGGCACCGCAAGAAAACATAGAGCCATTGGTAAACCCAGTGGCTAATTTTGCAGTTAAACCTCCAACAGGTTTAGCTTTTACAGATTCAGGCTCTAGTTCAACAGGCAGGGCTTTTTTATCTTGGAACGAACCAACAGATTTTCCTAATTTTGAATACAGGGTCAGCATAGTAGATAGCTCATCCAATAAGTTAGTTAATAGAATTGTTGATACTGAGTTTGTGGATTTAGACTATATACCAGTAGGCTCAAGCCATGTTGCTTCAGTATCTTCAATCAATAGCGTGGGGCAAGAGTCTGATCCAGCCACTTTGACATTTAGTGTTACCAGCAAACCTGCAAAAGCTGCTGATGTTGATATTCCTGATGTTGTTAGTGCAGGAAATATAGTGTCTAACGGTGACAATATTTCATTGCTTAACAATAATGCTGGATATACTGACTTTGCATCAGGCGATGTTACACAAACATTCATAGAAGGCAAGATTACTAATGCTTCTAACTTTAGATCACATGTTGCAGCTTACGCAGCAACCAATCCTGATGGGTTTACTACTTTTGCTGCTGATGATGTTGAAGATGCTATTGCAAATGATGTAACCACAATTAGCGGTGGAAAAATTACAACAGGTACATTAAATGCAGCCAATGTAAATGTTATAAATATCAACGCTGCAAACATAAGCACTGGACAGCTAGAAGCTTCAAGAGTTGTTATAGATGGCGTAACCATTGACACTGATACCTCAACCCCAAAAAAATTAATCATTAAATCAGGTGGTGTAGATACAACTCAATTAGCTGTTAGATCAGTTGGGGCTATGAACGTAAACGGAGCATCAGGCTCAAGTTTTTTTGGTGATGGCAGGTCAGGAACCAATTACAACAACTTATCCACCATGTCATTTGTATCAGGTGAAGCTGGGGATTATTTAATTGTGGGCAATTGCATGGTAGGTGGTACGTTTCATACTTTAACAACATTGCAATCAAGAATAATTGTTGGATCAACAACAGTAGCTGAATACATATCTCCTACTGGCGGTTCTGCAATACAACCAGTTATTTTGGGTGGAAAAATTACACTTGCAGCAGATACAACCTATACAGTTTCACTTCAGGGTCAAGTAACACAAGATAGTACAACGCCAAATATTGTTGGCTTTAGCACAAGGGTCTCAGCCATTAAACTTAACAAACAATCATGACAACTATATTTGCACCAATACCTGAAACTCCATTAACAACTACGCAATTGATTAGAAATAAAAGATTATATTTATTGCAAGACAGTGATTGGACTGTAGTTGTTGATAGCCCATTGTCTGATATAAAAAAAGCAGAATGGTCTACATATAGACAGGCTTTGAGAGACCTTCCATCACAATACACAGATTCTGATAATTTTGATGATGTAGTGTTTCCAACTCAACCAGATTA